ATAAAGACACACGACAAAGGTGCTGATGCAACAAGTGAAGACTTCTGTAGTGATATGACGACAGCAGAAAAGAAAGAGCGTGTCGCTAGAAGCAAAGGCTACTTAGACCACATGAAAGCATTAGACGATTGGGGCAGTGAAAACATGACTCCAGTAACAAATGCGATTAATGCTGCTACAACCTTTATAGGTTAAACTAAATGTCAGAGCTAAAGTTAAGTCCAGAAGAACTGGAAGCAATGCTAGACAGATCAGCTAAACGTGCTTTAGATAGCATAGGTTTAACTGATGAGAATGCAGCTAGAGACATACAAGAAATGAGATCTTTACTGGATGCGTGGAGAGATACACGTAAGTCTATATGGAATACCACAGTAAGAATACTTACTGTTGCTACACTTACGTTTATAGCTGGTGCAGTCTGGATGACCTTTAATGGAGAATAAAGCTTGAAACAGTTATTAGTATACAGTGGTTGGGCAGTATTTATAGTTATTATTTGGTTAATGGCTAAACAAGTATATGCAGAAGGATGTGATAGCACTACAAACTCTAACTGTATAGAGACTAATAGTAATACAACATCTACTGTTAACTCTAATTTAACATCAGAGACTACAGTTAAGTCACCTCCACCTTCAGCTATGTCACCTACAATTAATAACTCTAACTCGGATTTATGTACGATAGGTGTGTCAGGTGCAGTACAGACACAGATACTAGGTATATCAGCAGGTGTTACAACTAGAGATATGAACTGTGAAAGATTAAAGAATGCTAAAGTTCTCTATGATATGGGAATGAAAGTTGCTGCAGTCAGCGTACTCTGTCAGGACAAGCGTGTGTTTGATTCTATGATGAATGCAGGAACGCCTTGCCCATACGATGGACTTGTAGGTCAGCCAGCTAAAGAAGCATGGAAGAATAACCCACATCTAGTACCTGGAGCTAAGACAGGTAAGAAGGAGGAATGGGATGAAGATACTAAGAGTACAGCTACAGGTGCTGGTGCTGTTGGTGGGCTTCTGTTGGCCCTCTTATTTATCCTCTGATTTAATATACGGCAGAACAGATAACGTAGCTAAAACTAAATACACATGGGATATGACAAAGGTTCTTCCCCCTGAAGCAGGATTACAAGTACAAGGAGTTTTTCATAAGTATACAATTACTAAAGAATCTAACTCTGATGCTATAGTTTCTATAACTAATAAAAGAGTAAATGAATCAGGTAACATATATGAAAGACATGATAATTGGAATCAGTTACCTAGTAATACTAAAATAGGATTTGACTTAGTTACACCTTCGTTAGGAACATCATGGGGTGAAGGTAACATAGGCGTAACAGGGGATGCTACACTCAGTGATGTAATCGTAGCATACAACTACAAGTTTGATCCCTGCTTTATACCACTAGCTGACCCTAGCTGCCCAGATTTTAAAGATGCTTTGTATCAATATCTTTTAGACAATGGACTACTAGACAATGAACCAGATATAACTGATCCTTATTACGATGAGTGGGTACAATACCAAATGGATCGTAAGACAGAGGAACAGGAAGAAGAAAAGAAAGAACAAGAAGCTAAAGAGGAAGAAGAGCAAGAAGAGTTAAAGATGGAAAGAGCTTTATCTGTAGCTGGAGCAGCAGAACAAATAGCTAACCCAATGCAACAACTTGCCATGATGCAACAGTTAGCTTCTACAGGTACACTAGATGGTTACTACAGTGCAACTATAGAAGGTGGTAACTACGAAGACGCAATAGAATTAAAAGATGCAGAAATAAAAGATAACACTAGAGCATTAAGAAATCTAGCACAAGATAATTTACACAGAACAATAGTTCGTTCACAATACGATAAATAAATGGAGATATTATGATAAAAAGATTAGCAACAGCAATACTGTTAATGTCAGCATCTTCTGCATTAGCGGTGGACTCACCAATACAAGGGCAAGTACAAAGCAAATGTTCTGTATGGACTGAAACAGCAGGTGTCTACGGACATCCGTTGCCTTATAAGCTGACTACAACACCAGCAGACGGTGGCGTTAAGGCTTCTATTAGAATAGATGTAGCACAGGCAGACTACTACAAAGCTAAGTTTACACATCCTAACAGCTTCTCATCAAGCCCAACACTTAATGACTCAGTTGCATGGACAGGCAGCACTAAAGTAGGACAGGTATCTGTATCTGGTATGGCAGCATATGAAGCTGCAAAGGTTACATACAATAACGTAACTGAGTTTAACTTGACACTTGCAGGTAGCACATGGTTTACTGTAGAGTCAACTGCACAGTATGGTAGTACTAAGTCTCTACCAGCAGGTAACTATACAGCATTAATTAAAGCAGAATGTATAGCAAAATAATACTAGCATTAGGTCTTATTTTTTGTACAACCCTACACGCACACGAAATGACACCTACCTATCCCAAGCTAGTACCATCTTATGTAGACGATGTATACGTAGCAAAGATGAAAATATTTAATAGAAGAGATGACGTAGAGTATTATGAGATAGGTGTCTTTACGAAAGATTGGAAAGCATTACCATTTGCTTCCAGCTCAAGAATACTAAAAGTATCCTTCAGTAGAAGAAAACTATTTGAGGTATACATAAGATCAGTAGACTTACCAAGGGCTGTGTATATATGTACAGAGTCAAAGGTGTACAAGAGTACAAAACAAGTTACATTAGTATCTTCAAGAATATGTTCTAAAATAGAGCAAGACAAATGAGAATACTATTAATTATATCATTACTTGTATGTAGCTATATACCTAGTTGGGCAGACTCTACATCTAACTCGTTAAGTTTATCACTACCTAACTCTAGTATGAGTTATCAAGCAGATAAGTTTAGAGCAGGTGAGTTAGACTGTAGTAACGCTATAGGCTCTGCGACACAGTGGGAGTTTGGAGTTACAGGTATAATACAGGGTGGTACTATATCTACTGACAATACAAAGACTGGTGACATAGGTGTATACAGTAGAATAATAATACCACTAGGTAAAAGAGTTAAGTCAAGAATAGATTGTAACAGACTATATGAACTAGAGTTACAGAAAAAAGAACTAGAAGTTATGAAGCTACAACAAGAACTTAATCAATTAAGAAGTTTATCATTTGAAAATTAAGGTATAACATGGCAGAAGTAGAAATAGCAGGTGCAAAGATAAAGGGTGGCAAGCTTATGTTACTTGTACCAATCGTTTCGGCACTAGGTGGTGGTCTGTGGGGTGGCTTTGAGTTTTACAAAGACTACATGGACATGAAAGAGATTATCCAAGAGATAGATGTAGATACAATAACAGCTCAGAATACTTTAACACAGACTAAACTAGATGAAGCTATAGACTATACTCGTGATATTAAAAACAATCTACGTGAAGACATAATGTCTGTAGAAGGTCATGTAGATAAGATACGTAATGAAGTTCAAAATGCTATTGATGAGATGAACCAGTTACAAAAAGATACACTAGCATCTATGCGTGAAGTAGAAGCATTAAATCGTGAGACAGAAAAAGATGTACGAGATACTATGCGAGAAACGGAAAGTCGTATAGAAGAAGCTATGACTAAACTAGAAGAAAGACTAGGTACAAGACTACAAGAAGCTCTTGACAATCCACTAGTAGGCAATTAAACTATACAAAAGGAAATAAGTAATGATGCAATTCCAAGGATTTAAACCTGAAGCAATGAACCGTATTGCTAAAGCTCTAGGTCACGAAGGTGACATGGGTGGCTTCCAAGACTTTCTGGAAAAGAACCCAGAGAAAAAAGAAATGATGGAAGGGTTTAATAAAAAAGCTATACAGATGATGCAGGGTGGATACGTAAAAGGCTATGCTAATGGTGGTGTTGTACAACCTACATTAAAAATGCCTCCACAACAACCTATTCCTAAAAACCCAAACATTGAAGCTGGGTACTACGACTCTCCAGAGTATAAAGATTTTATGCAAAATAAATCAACTGGCATAGGAACTATGGATATACGTTACAGTCCTTACTTTGGTCAGCAAGGCTCTGGAAGTATTGGGTCTGCTGCTGACTCTGCATATGAAACGTACTTAAAACGTACAGGCAATACAGGATACCTTCAAGGAGGAGATCAATTTAACCAAGCACCAGGGGCGCCAGATTTTTCAAATACTGGCCTTCCACAACAAGTTAAAAATATAGCAATAGCAGATCCTAACCCACAAATACTAACTCCAGATGGTACGTTCCAAAACTATAGTATGGATAATTTTATAGGTCTACCCATTGACGAAATCTCCCAGAGAAGTGCATTACCCCCACAACAAGATCCTAGAAATTTAAGTAATAGTAATACACAAACTACTAGTACTGATGGTGGCGCTACACAGATAACTGACATAGTAGCTAACAATGCTCTTAATCCTATGCTACCTGAAGGTGGTGTAGTACAGCCAGTAGGTACAGAAATTACTGCAGGACAGATGCAAGACCCAAGACTAGGACAGCTAGGTGCAATGGGTAGTGCAGACACAATAATAGCTGGAACTAATGCTGTACAACAACCTACTCAAACTGCTGCAAATACTATGCAGGCAACTCAAGCTGCCGATGCAGTAGCTGCGGCTACAGATCAAGTAAGTGCAGCACAGGGTACAGTATCTGATCCATCTAAGGTAGCAGCAGCTACAGATACAACCTCAAGTGTAAGTGACTTAACTGCAGCTCAAGGTACTGGTGTTCTTATGCAGAATCCTACTCAACGTAAGATTGAAACAGGAGAACTTATAGATGGTGTAGCTAATGCAGAAACAGCATCTAAGTTTGCCGAAGAACTGCAAGCAGCAGAAGCTACACCTAGTAAAGAAGCTACAGTGCAAGGGCAGTTAGAAACTCTTATGGCTTCTTTTGAAGGAGGTGCTACACCACCTTGGGCAGCAGGTGCAATGAGAGCTGTATCTGCACAAATGGCTGCACGAGGACTGGGTGCTTCTAGCATGGCAGGACAGGCTATGGTGCAAGGAGCTATGGAAGCTGCACTACCAATAGCAGTAGCAGATGCAAAAACACAAGCTACCTTTGAGTCTCAGAATCTATCTAATAAACAACAACGTGTAATGTTAGCAGCAGAACAACGAGCTAAATTTATAGGTCAAGAATTTGATCAGAGTTTTCAAGCTAGAGTAATGAATGCTACTAAGATTAGTGAAATAGCTAATCTAAATTTTACAGCAGAACAACAGGTAGCTTTAGAAAACAGTAGAATTGCTAACACTGTAGGTTTAGCTAATCTAACTAATAGACAGGCTATGATTATGGCAGAAGCTGGTGCTTTAGCTAATCTTGATATGTCTAATCTTAGCAATAGGCAGCAAGCTGCAGTACAAAATGCTCAGTCTTTTTTACAAATGGATATGGCTAACCTGTCTAACCTACAGCAGACAAATATGTTTAAAGGTCAACAGAGAATACAATCTTTATTTACAGATCAGGCAGCAGATAATGCAGCTAAACAATTTAATGCTACTAGTAAAAATCAAACAGATCAATTCTTTGCCAACTTAACTACACAAACATCACAGTTTAATGCTGCTCAAGCTAATGCTCAGAACCAGTACAATGCAGGTCAAGCTAATGCTATGACACAGTTTAATCAAGAGATTCGTAATCAACGTGATCAGTTTAATGCTACTAATAGATTAGTCATAGATCAGGCTAATGTTCAGTGGAGAAGGCAGGTAGCTACAGCAGATACTGCTGCAGTAAATCGTGCTAATGAATTAAATGCAAGCTCTTTACTAGGTATATCTAACACAGCAATGAATAACTTGTGGACACACTACTCTGATAACATGGAGTTTGCTTGGAAAAGTACTGACAATGAAAGAGAAAGACTTATAGAATTAGCTATTGCACAAATGCATATAGAGGGAAACAGTGCTGCTGCTTCTGCTGCTGCTAGTGGTGCTACTGCTGCAGCTTTTGGTAAGCTTATATCCAATTTATTTTTGGGTGATTTTTTATAAAGAGGTAATACATAATGTCAACAGCATATAGAGAAGCTGCAATAGCTTATAATAACATAAAAGATATAGAAGAAGAAAAAGTAAGCACTACTTCTAGTGGTTTGTTAGCTAGAACTAATAGTAAAATGAGTAAAGATGTTAACAAAGATGAACCACTAGATCGTGTTACAAGGTATGTACATACAATACGAAATAAAAGAAACGAGATGAAAAATGATTGAACCCTCTTTTAATGCACCTATACCAGGTGAAAGTTTGACTGCAGAATTAGGTGATAGACCTTGGCAAAAACCACCACAGTATAGTACTGTAGAAGATGCACTGGAATATTACGTACCTCGTTTAACTGATAAAGATTTTGAGTCTGACTTGTTAGATACTATGGAGCTTGGTGTACCTGTAACTACTATGGCTAATAGCATACAAATAACAGGAGTAATGCAAGGCTTGCACACAGTAGATGTAGGATTACTTTTAATACCTGTACTCATGGAAATGATAGCATTCTTAGGTGACAGAGCAAACATAGAATATAAAATGGGTACAGATAAAAAACCTAAAGATAAAATAAGTGATAGTAAATTACAGTTAGCTTTACATAAAATGAAAGAGGCAGAGGGTAATGAAGAAGAGTTGCCTGTAAAAGAAATGCCTGAACCTGTAGAAGAACCAGTACCTAGTGGACTAATGGCGAGGAGAACATAATGGCAAGTTTTATAGAATCATTTCTTGGTGGTGCAGCCGAAGGTCTTAACGAACAGTTTGATATGAAGCGTAAAGAAGAACGTGCTAACCGAATGCTTACAAAAGAATTAGAATTAAGAAGAGACTTTGGTATTGAAGATGAAAGAAGATTAGAAGAAAAAGAAGCTAAGAAAAATATATCAGCATTGAGTAATTATTTTACTCCAGCAAATGTAGATGCTATTGTAGGAAGAGGGCCAGAAGCAGTAGCTTATGCTTTAGCTAATGGTCAAAAGTTACGTGATTTAAACAGAGATCCTAACGCTATTGTAAATTCTGCTTTTATAGAGGCTAAGTCAGGGGGTACGTCTAGGTTTGTTGGTGATAAAGGTTATACTGGATTTGTGAAAGATCACATTAAGGGTATTAAACAACCACCAGCTAGAAGAATAAAAAGAACACCAGATAAATCTAAAGGATTTTTTCTTGGGGTTAAACCCACACTAGATATAGGCGAGATTACAGACTGGGATGAGGGTCTTGTTAATCTAACTACTAAAGTAGCTTTAGCTGTACCAAACAGTGAAGAGCAAAAACAATTAGAAGAAGCATTAGTAAAATTTAAAGTAGGATATGATAAATATAAAAAGAATAATCCTAGTGCTGCTGATACATCTCCTATAAATCAAGGGTCTTTATACAAAGACACAAAACATACTTACTTAGCAAAAAATGGTATTAAAGGTGAGTATGATGAGGGAATGAAGGCATACAACTATATATTTGAAGGGCAAGAAGGTAAATATTTAACTTCTACTGTTGGTGGGTTAAACCAAATTATAGCTGAAGCAGATAGATTTGGTTACAGTCAAAATGGTTACGCAGGAAGAAGAGAACGTGAAGAAACTTTTAGATCTATTAGAAGCCACCAAAATAGTTTGTATAATAGTAAGATAAGTGAAGATGGAACTATTTTAAAAGGAAAGGAAGGTGGCAGTTTTCAATTTGCTAGTGCTGAAATAATACAAAAAAGAATGAATGAAGGGTTAATACCTGAAGGTGGTACTTATGCTTTTATAAATCCTAAAAATCCAGAAGAAATTGTAATACGAACTTACTCAAAGTATTTTAAACCTAGCTTTGCTACTACAATAAGGCCATCAAAAGGAATTAAATTTTAATGGAATATAATATTCTTGAGGGTTTAGACGATAATCAAAGTAACTCTAATACTTCTTTACCAGAAAAAACAAACGTAGAATTTGATAAGCCTACTAAAGACTATAACATATTAGAAGGTCTTGAAGAAATAACTCCTCAAGATAAACTAGATACGACTAACATAGAAGTTAAGGATGAGTTAGAATCTTTTGTATCTGATGTAGAGCAAACAAGTTTATCTGATGAAGAAGAAGAAGATGACGAGCCAAGTTTTTTAAGATCAGCCGCATCCGATGTGGGTGGGTTTATATCTTCAGGTGAAATTATTACTGCTCCTCTTGAGGGTCTTACACGTGGTGTAGAACAGGTTGCTAAAACTGCTACATCCGTTGGTAACTGGTTAGAAGATACATTAAATGTAGGAAGAATACAGTTTACAGATTTAGAAACAGGTGAGTTTAAATTAGATTACTTAAACAGAGAAGAAGTTAAACAGGCTATAGCTGAAGGTAAAATGACTGAGGGAGATTTTGTTACAGGAGGTACGGCTGCAACAGCTCAAAACATAGATGATTTAATCCAAGATTCAGAAACTGTAACTGGTGCTATGACTAGTGGCATAACTCAATTTGCTTTAGGTATGGTTACGACAAGAGGTATAGGCGGTAGGGTAGGTACCTGACTTAGACGGTTTAGCTGAGTTGTCTGTTGCAACTGGTGGAGTGTTTGATAATATAATTAGTCAGTCTCTTGTTAAAGGAGAAAATGATTCTGAATTTGAAAAACGTTTTAAGATGGCAACTGAAGGTGTAATAATAGGTGGTGCATTTGAAGGTGCGTTAAGAGTATTTAGAAATGCTAAAGCCGTAAAGGAAGCTAAGACAGACATTGAAGTTAATGGAGAGTTATCTCCTGCTAAAGCAAAAGCAGTAGATGATTCAGTAGATGAGTTAGATCAATGGATGAAAAGGCAAAAGATTGGCCCAAGTATAGAAACTGTAGGTGAAGCTATGCAAGGCCCACCTAAACCAAAAGGATTAGGAAGCAGAACTAAAGTTAAAGATGCTGATGCTAAAGAAGCAGGTAAAAAATTAAATAAACTATCAAAGACGCCAAAAAAAGATGTAGACGCAGAGCAATTAAAAAAAGTACAAGATAAAAAAAAGAAAAAGTATGACATCAATAGAGTTAAAGAAGCTAACGCAGAAGATGCTGCAGCTAAAAGCAAAGTAACATCTAAAGTTGCTGAGACTAATAGAGTTCTCAGAGATAAAATGATAAGAGAACTAGAAGATACTAAGGGTATTATAATTAGTAAGGTAGCTAAAGATGGATTAAAAGAAATAGATCCAGAACTAGCACGTGTAGAAAGTAAAAAGCTTACAGAAAAACTAGCTAAAGATGCAGAAACACAGGCAGCTACTGCTAAAGCAGCACAACGTGGAGTGTTTGATGAGGATCAACTTAATGCTATAGAAGCTATACGCTCTGCTACATCACAAGATGGTTTGTTTAGCAGTATGTTAAAGGCAGAAAGCTTAGATTCTATTGTAGCTGTAGCAGCAGACTTTCAAAAAACATTTAACGTAAATATAGGTGGTGGTGGTAAGACTGTCATTGATGATTTGTTTGAACTTACTGTAGATAAAAACTTAATAGGTGATCCTCGTCTTCTGGATACACTGGCTAAACATCAGATGACATTTGACGATTATATCATGACTATTGTAGGGTCTGGTTCAGACGCTGGTAGGTTAATGAATAAACTATCGCAGATATCTAAAAACAATATGCATAAAACTGACTTTGAAAAACAGATAGATGCAGAAAGAAAAGCAACACAGGGTAGCATACGTAATTTAGTTTTACGAATAGAGAATATTAGACGTGGTGCATTAGTATCACAAGTAGCTACTGCTGCACGTAACCTTACCTCTGGTGTAATACGTATGCCACTAGAGGGTGTTGCAAACATAATGGATGATGCGCTGTACCATGCAGGTCAGGGTAACTATGGTAAAGCAGTAGGCATGATTAAACCAGCTAACTGGCGAGGTAGTTTTACAGGTTTAAAACTAATGTCAAAAGATGCTGTAGCATCTAAACAGTTTACAGACTTAATACTAAAACAACCTGAGTTTGCATCTAACATGGACTTAATGTTTAATCAACTTAACGAAATGCGTAGACATGTAGGACAAGGTAGTGGTGGTAAGATAGACAGTGTGTTATCTGTCATGGAAAAAACAGTAGACATAATCAACACACCAAATAGAATGCAGGAGTTTTTAGTTAGACGTGGTGCATTCTTAGGAGAACTAGAACGTTTAGTTAAACGTGAGTGGGATATAGATTTAATAGACGCTCTTGATAAAGGTAAGCTACGTGACATGGTAGCTAATAGTTCTTCAGTAAAACCAGCAGGTAAAAATGTACGTAGCTTTGCTTCTCTTGTGGACTCAGCTACTAACAAGGCATTAGATGTTACCTATGCAAAACAACCTGACCTAGAAATATTTAGAAATCTGTCAAGCTTTATAACTAATAATGGTTTAACTACTATCATACCTTTTCCAAGGTTTATGTTTAACAGCATAGAACTTGTAGCTCAGTATGCAGGTGGTGCGTCTATACCTATGACACGTAAAATGATGAAGATGGTGGGTGGTAAGTCTCAACGTGCCATGACAGAAGCAGAACGTAAGTACGTGTCACGTAACATAACAGGGCTAGGTATTGTAGGTGCAGCCTACATGTATAGATCAGATAAGACCCTTGCTCCAGAAACAGATTCTGATTATAAACTATTAAAGTGGGGTGGAAACGTATTAGATACTACTCCTATATTTCCTATGCGACAGTTTATGTACATGGGAGAAGCGGTAAAAAGATTAAAAGATGGTACGTTTGACGATTGGTTTGACTATCGTGAAACTGTGCAGACATTTACAGGCAGTAACTTACGTACAGGTAATGGCAACATGATGTTTGATGACATAGCTGCTATCGTAAGCTCTGAAGACTACCTAGCACAAAGAGATATAGGCAAGACAGTAGGTAGAGCGTTAGGTAATTACCTATCAACCTTTGCTGTACCATTTGCACAGATAATAGATGCTGAAAGAGCAGCAGGATTAATACCTAAGACATATCAGGATGTGGTAAACGAACCTAGCATAGAGAATAGTTCTTTTATGGATGAATTTGTAAGGCCATTTAATCAAAGAGGTTACGGTCAAGAAGCACTGCTTACAAGTGCAGGAGTGTTTGATGAGAAAGAATACCCTGAACGTGAGTTTGTACTCAGTGAAAACAAAAGAAGATCAGGTGGGCAGTTACTAGCTAAAGTTATAGGTGGTTTAAACTTATCCTCTGCAGATCCTGAGTATGGGCAGTTCTATAAGAACTTAGGATACACCGATTTTAAATTGGGTAGTAAATCTAAAAGCCCTGCAGTACGTAGGTTTGAAAATAATTATATGCGTCAACATCTTAAAGCATTAGCAGGTAGTGCAGAAGGGTTAGTCGAAAGTTTTGGTAGAGAGTTTGATAACAAACCACCAGAAGAACAGGCTAAAGAGTATAGAGAATCTTATATCAATGATAAAATTAAATTAATAATAGACAAACAGATTCGTAAAGCCCGAAGTAAAATATCTAAAAATAAAAATAAAGTAGCCCCACCTGAAACTCAAGTTCTAATGGAGTACAGTAAATTAAATAGGCAGACGAGAAGATTTGCAACTACTATTTACTTTGATAAGTATGGAGAGCAACCAGACTTTACTGACGTAGAAGATATGCAGCAGCTAGTAAAGATAGGACAAAAAGTTAGATAAACAAAAGGGGGCGTTAAGCCCCCTAAATGTTTCTACCTATTGTCTCCGCTACCATTCAGCTTTCCTCTGTCGTACCTATCCTGTAACTTCTTTTCATTAAGACTTGCTATCATACCTAGTGACACGTTAAGATCTGTTGCGAGTGCTGCACAGTACCATAACACATCTCCTATCTCACTAGCTATCTGTTCTTTCCAATCACTTGGTTGGTTCTCTATGCCATCACGCATAACCTTCTTAACTTTGTTAGCTACCTCACCTGCTTCTCCTGCTAGTCCTAGTGCAGGGTAAAGTATCTTATGTTCTGGTGGATATACAGCAGTTTTTATTGCTGATCTTTGATATGCATTAAAGTCAGACATGTTGTACTTCTCCTTGAGCCATTGGTCTACTTCCTTTTTTAATTGTTTCATATTTAGTTACTCGCTTTAGGTTCTCCTCCCATGCTTTATTAAATCCTCTATTCCATTCCCTGTGTTGCATGGTGTCTCTATGGAACGGATTACCTACACGACCACGTTTAAAATCTTCATAGCCTCGCTGAAATTGAACCTTCAGTGGGGCATCATATTTTCCAAGGCCACGTTCTGCTCTCGTTAGATTTCTTTTCATTTAAAGCTCCACTAGTTCTACGTGAGAATTAGTATAGGGTACATGAAAGAACTGTTCACCCTTTAATATCCTGCCACCCCAAGCTTCTTTAACTTCACAGTTTTCTAGTAACTCACTACCTATTTTCCAAGCTGCTTTACAATCTCTGCGTATAACATAGAAATCTAAATACCTTCTGCCTTCCTGCGTAGTATCCAAAGCATGTAACTTGTTAATAAGTTTATGCTTACGGTAAGGTATTCGTATCTCTTCCCATGTAGTATTCCACTCACCTGTCCACTGGTTCTTCATCTCTACTTCAGAGTAGTATGTCGTGTCATCCATGCGACTGGTAATGTCAAAAGAATAATCTTCTTTCGTACTTACAATGCTATGACCTAGACTTCTTAGATAATTAGTGATTGCATCTTTAGCCTTAGAGTCATTGCGATTGTATGATGTAGGTCTAAACGTTCTGTTAACTGCTCCTTGGATTGGTTGTAGCATATTACTTCTCCTTTTTAGGTTTAGTTTCTTTTTCTTCTTTAGGCAATAAGTTTTTTAACTCCTGTAACTTACCTGAGTGTACTGCCTGCACACACTGTTGTATGTGTTGCAGTAAAGGTAACGCATTGTCGCCTGTTCTTATGACTCCAAGCACACCCATAAGTTCAGCGTTCTTTTCATCCTTCTCATCTATTTCGTAGTCTTTACCATCTATATTAATATTCATTTATACTTCTCCTTTTACGCACTGATGTCTACCATTTCACAAACTTCGCCAGTGCATGCGAAAGTCTGAGATGACTTAGTTGTGTCTTCAGCTTCAAAGTCTGACAGCTTAGACCAGTCAATCTTATTAGGCATAATACTTTTTAATATACCATAATCATGTTTAGTGCAATCCTGATATGGTGCTTGCTGATAAGTATGATCAGAGTGTGGTAAAAATGACACACCACTCATCTCATCAAAGTTTTTATAAACAAATGCACCTACTTCCATCCACTCATTGTCTCGAACTGTTATTGTAACAGAAGGTTTGTGTTCTGTCCAGTGCCTTTGATATACAAGCCACATCTCTAACTGTTGTATAGCTGTCATGTCATTACGTGTGACAGACTTAGCTGGTGCTGCAATAGGAAAGCTGAACACTGTTGTACTGTCAGGCTTCATAACACATGGCTCAAACGGTATGCCCTGAGATTTCATAAACTGTGTAAGAGGATCTTTGTTATCTCCACGTACAGTTCTAATGTAGTGCAGTGAGTGTCTGGCATGTATGCCTGATGCAGAGTCTACTAACTGTGACACTGTGCCTGATGGCTTACAACATGTAACCGCAGTACTCTGTTCAATGCCTAACCTCTCAGACCAGACAGAGTTTACGTATACAGCATGTTGTTTAAGGCTCTCTAAGTCTCTAGCTAAGTTCTTGTTAGCTGATGTCATAATAGGATTGTCCATAACACCTGTCAGACTTACGCCTAGCAATCTTTCCTCTTCAGTATTACGCTGCCATATCTTACGTAGATAAGGAAACTTAGTATACTTAGACTGTATTGTGCCTAGTATCGTAGCAGCTTCTACTTTATTCTTAATGTCTTTCAGTGTATCAGTTGCACGTACAACGACTTCAGTTAGGTTGCAGAATTGATACGGCCTCAAGCTAATCTCTGAGCAGGGGTTCGTGCCGAACTCGTGGTCTGGATCACGTCTACCGCTACGCTCTGCTAATACTTTACATGCCTGTCTATTGAAGACACCTCGTTCACCTGACTTACTTTCAACAAGTGCAAGCCACTCACGCATGAAAGTTTCTGAGTCAGGTTTTTCTGTATAACAGACAGAGTTATTCGCCAATGCTCTATGTCCTGCTGTCTCCCACCAGTTACCTGACTTAGCATGTCTCATTCTACCATCTGATAAATTGGACAGTGAGATCATGGCTGATCTACGCACACCACCTACAACAACAATCTGTCCAATGTAACACATCAAGTCGTGACACTCTATTGATGACAACTTTCTACCTGATGCAGATCTAAATGTATTTACACAGAAGTTAAACAGGTCAATTAATGGTGCAGGGCCAGATGCTCTGCCACCAAATGTCTTCAGCCTAGCTCCTGCAGGGCGTACCTGACTGACATCCCACTTCGGTATCTCTCCTGCCCAGAGTAGAGCAAGAACCTGTCTCAGTCCTTTAGCCCACCCTTCTTTGCTATCCTTTACAACTACGGTAGTCTCACTCTCTGATAGCTCTGGTACTTCAGGTAGGTTCTGTATGTACTGACGCTCAACACTGAAGCCTACACCTGTACCACATAACAGTATGTACATAGCTTCATCAAATGCTTTAGGGTCATCTACTGGCAGGTAGCTACAGTTGTAGCCTGCTGTGTTGTCACGGTTCAATGCAGCACCTGCTGTCATCAAGGCTCTCATGCTTGGCATGACACTAAGATTAAGTATGCTATCCTCTATATTTTTATATTCTGATTCAGTTATCACGATAGGCTTTACAATATTGTCCATGTACCTACGTACAGTCTCAGGCCATGTCTCTCTTCTGTTCTCGTCTTCTAACCAACGAGCATACCGTGAGGTATGAATAAATGCTTGGTAGTCTGTAGGTAAATAGTTGTTGCTCATTTAATTACTCCGTTGTTACTCGCATAGATTTAATCTCCATGCCGTCTATGTCATATACAAATTCATGTACTGCTTCTTGCAGTTCTTCTTCTATCCTTCCATCTGAAGGCATCCTATAGTCTTCTTCATCAATGTCAAGTGTTAGTAATATTTTAGCTATCATTGCTAACCTCTGCCTCAATGAGCCTGTCAAGATACCATCTTGCTTTCTTTAAATCTTCTACACCATTCTTATACTTGTGTCTCCATATGTATTTAAGTATGTTACCCTGTAAATACTCTTTAAACCCTGAACCTAGAGCAGCACGAATTGCATCTATACATTCAATGCAATTATCTTGATTGTAATGTTCTGGTTTGTCTACCACATCATATTCTGGTTTAATACTCATTACTTACTCCTCTCAAAGTTTACTTTAATTATATTGCCAGTTGTGTTAGCAACTGACTCTTTAACTATGTCTTTCTTTTTTAACTTCTCTTCCTGTTCTATCACACTTTCTGCATAATCACAAAGCATTTCTCTAAATTCTTCATTTAATTCCATTAAAGGTAGTGATGAACACACAAGAGATGCTACTTGCATTAAGCCTATAAAGTCTTGGTTGTTTGTTGTACGTTGATTATCTGTTATAATGTCTATGTCTATATAACCATTCCATTTACTCTCGGTAAAGTTAGGTTTCATTCGTATGATTATATCATTAACATCAAAGTCATCTACTTGTATTGTCATAGGCTACCTCCTTATTATTTTTTTATAGGGTAAATGTATTACAGGTTTATGTTTGTTCTTTCCTTTTTCTTGTATCCATTCGAGTGGTACGATCCTATCATGGTATAAAAACTTATGTTTGTCACACCAACCTTGATATGTAGTCTTTGCACCCTTGCTTAGTTTGTTTCTGCTGTTGTAGAAAACAAAACGTATATCTAATTTAGGGTGTTGCTTTTTTATTTCAATGTGTTTGCGTCTATCTGCTGCGGTAAAGCGACCCTTACTTTCTATTATAATGCCATTAGGCAACACAAAGTCTGGAGTATACGTGCGGTACATGAGGTCTTCCCATTCAATCTTAATGGCCTCATACACCACAGGTATATCCAGTTCCTTTAGGTAGTCAGAGATCTTCATCTCTAACCCACTCCTGTACCCATGCTTCAGGGCAGCCTGAAAGCGTTTACCATTCACCCTACTACTTCTCCAATGTAAGACACAGTAGGGGGTGTCTTCTTACCTTGGTATACTTTTGATGGTAAATCCTTTATGTTATCCCAACAGGCATACCTGTAGTCACAGAACTTGCAGCCTTCAGGCAGTACTTTATTACCTGATGCCTTACCTCTGTACACTTCAGGGGATGGCTCAAAGCAACGCTTGAACTCGTTTGATTCAACAGTCTTTGCTGTCTTGTTTAACTTGGCTATCTCTGTATCTAAGTCTAAGCCTGTAGCAGCTACGTATTTAATCTGACCATTGGCCTTATTAACTACCCACCAACCACCAGTCTTCTTACCTGATGCCTTGATGTACCCTGCAAGCTGACCTACATAACCGAAGGAATCTCCATTAGCTAACGTGTCATACGATTCAAACTTATTTGTATATGACCAGTGTGATGCAGACTTTACGTCATCCAAAGCACCATCGACAACAAGATCATAGCTTCCATTAACTGTAGTGTTATCAAGCTCCAAAGATACTGTGTCCGAATCTTCGTAAGCAACTCCTGCTTCTTTAAGTATTCCTTTAAACGCTGCCTCAACTATATCTCCTATTAGCATATTCATTACGAAGGTGGTAGGCTTGGGGAGTGCCTTCTCTGGATGGTTT